ACTATACGTGCATGTCCAGCCATGGACGATTGGTTAAAAAGTGGTTGGTATTTGTGTGCAAATCGAGATATGATTGTAAAAAATGGTCACATAGATGATAATGATGACAGTCAATATGTTAGTTCAAGCGAATTTGGAGATGGTTGGGAAACTTCTTCTCCTCATCACCCCTCATGGCAGATGGGATATGCATTTCAATATCTTCCTGATGATGAAGCACCCGTAAGGAGTGCATTTAAGTTTAGAAATGCATGGAACATAACTACACCGCCTGGATATTCCACTATGTATCTAGACCCATTTTTATTTCAAAATAAATACTTTGCAACATGGCAGGGAATTATTGACACGGATAAATTTAATGCAAACTATGACAATGCACAAATTATATTTTATCCACGTGTCAGTCATTCGTTTGTTATAAAGAAAGGAACTCCTTTAGTTCAAGTAATACCATTTAAAAGAGAGGAGTGGAATGCAACTTACCTAGTAAACGGAAGTGAAGACTGGACAAAGAATAGAAGTTATCTAACTGCAAATGAAGGTCGTCAAAAAACTATGGACGAGTTTTCAAGAGACCCATCAACTTCTAATGAAGCAAGAAGTGAAGAATTTGCATTAGGTGGATATAGAGGTGGGAAACTACATACAGGTAAGGGTAAAAACTTTAAAGAAGAGAGTCCACCACCCGAGTGTCCTTATCATGTCAGTGAAGACTCACCCGAAATACAACTAGAATTACCTATAGGAGATAAAGATGGCGATTAGATTACTATTTCCATATGCATGTATTGAAAGAAACCTTTTAGACGAAGGTGTATTAACACAAGATTATATGGATATGTTAGCAAATACTATGGATAGTATGAGAAAGAAAGACCCGAAGGGTAGACAAGTCTCTAATCAGTATACTGGTTGGCAGTCTAATGATGGTGTAGAAAGAAATCCAACCTTCTCTAAAGCAATAAGAACAATTAAGAATACTTTTGATACTGAATTATTGAGTTATACAGGACATAGTCCAACAGAACTTCAATTATCAATAGGTAATGCATGGGCAAACATTAATGATAATACAGCATGGAATGCACCACACTTACATAATGGTTGTTGGTATAGTGGTGTGTTTTACATAAAAGCAGATGGTGATGAAGGTAATTTTATGGCTATTGATACAGACTGTAAAGTAGTTTCAGACTTTCCATATTCTCCTAGAGATGCACAGAACTGGAAACTTGCACCAAGAACTGGTCATTTATTTCTATTTCCAAGTGCATTAATGCATATGGTTGAACCCAATCTTACTCAAAAAGATAGATATAGTATATCATTCAATATGAATATGAATTTCCTTTCAAACAACTCAAGACATTCTCAGTTGCAAGGGTTCCACCCTGATGAACTTACTTTTCATACTGATGAAAATGGAAAACTAATACAAAACCAAACCACTACAGACGAGTAGAATATTATAAATAATGATATGGAAATAGTCATATCACCTTATATCTTATGGAATGTCATAATGACAGTTGTTATTCTACCCATAGGTTTCTTAGTTCGAAATGTTCTATCAGAACAAAAACGAATTGATATTCTAATCAATAAAACAAGAGAAGAGATTGCTAGAGATTATGCTACTAGAGAACAAATTGAAGCCGACTTTCAAAGAATTATGGATTCAATTAGTAATATAGATACAAAGATAGATAGACTTCAAAGTAAAACCTATTTCCAAGATTAAATTCGTTATAAATAGTAGTATAACAGGAAACTACTATGGCAGAACCAAATTCAAAAGCAACCTTTAAAGAGTATATCAAGAGAAAACTTGGAGCTCCAGTTTTAGAAATCAATGTGGACGATGACCAATTTGATGACAGAATGGACGAGGCACTTCAATATTTCCGTGAATATCATTACGATGGTTCTATAAAAACATACCTTAAACACCAAATTACACAACAAGAGATTGATTCATTTAAAACGAATGAAACTCACAATGCAGCGACAACTGGAACACATGCAATTTCAGGTCAGACGTTTGGTGAAGGTCAAAACTACATTACACTACCCGAACATGTGTTAAGTGTATTGCAGATATTCCCTTTCAATTCGGGTCAGACTTCAAGTATGTTTGATATTCAATACCAATTAAGACTCAATGACTTGTATGATTTAACTTCAACCAGTGTTTTATATTATTCACAAGTTCAATCACACTTATCACTCTTAAATGATATCTTAGTGGGTCAGATACCTATAAGATATAATATGCACTCTAACAGACTCTACATGGACTACAGTGCAAGTAAATTAAGTGCTGGGGAGTATATCATTATTGAATGTTATAGAAAATTAGACCCTACAGACATGACTGATATCTATAATGATATGTGGTTGAAAAAATATGCAACTGCATTAGTTAAGTATCAATGGGGTGAAAACCTATCCAAGTTCCAAGGTATTGCACTTCCAGGCGGGGTGACACTCGATGGTTCTGCAATGAAACAAGAAGCACAAGAAGAGATTACAAGATTAGAAGAAGAGTCTAGACTGAACTTTGAAATGCCAGTCATGGACTTAATGGGGTAATAAATGCCTACAAACGTATTTTTTAACCATGCAGTATCGACTGAACAACACCTCTATGAGGATTTAGTTGTTGAGTCATTACGAATATATGGTCACGAAACATATTATCTACCAAGAGAAATTGTAGAGGAAGACACTATACTTGGTGAAGACGTGCAGTCAACATTCGGTGATGCATATTCTGTAGAAATGTATTTAGAAAATTCAGAAGGTTTTGAAGGAGAAGGAGACCTCATGTCTAAGTTTGGTGTCCAAGTAAGAGACCAAGCAACATTTATCATATCACTCAGAAGTTGGGAAAGATTTATATCATTAGACTCAAACCTTGCAACTTCAATGAGACCTAACGAAGGAGATTTACTTTATTTCCCTCTCAGTGGTTCAATGTTTGAAATCAAATTCGTAGAACATGAGAATCCATTCTATCAAGTCGGAAAACTATTTGTATTTAAATTACAATGTGAGTTGTTCGAATACAGTGGAGAAGATTTCGATACTGGTTCATATGCAGACTTAATAGAATTAGACCAAGCATATTCAATAGGATTAACAATGAATGGGGAGAATGCCTATTCTATTGGTGAGAACATAACTAAGAACGGAGTTGTTGTTGGTGAGGTTCAGACTTCACTGGGTAATGCAACAACAATTATTCATAACACTGCAACACTTACAGTTGGAGATACACTTGTTGGTGTAGATTCGGGTGTATCAGATACAATTGCAGCTATCAATGACGTATTGACTATGAGTAATGATGGTTCTGCACAAAATAAAGACTTTGAAGACAAAGCAGATAACTACTTAGACTTCTCAGAAACAAACCCATTTGGTGAGGTCACATAATGTTTGGGACACATTTTTATAATGAGACAATTAAAAGAGCAGTATCAATCTTCGGAACACTGTTTAATAATATCACATTAAAGAAAACAAAAGAAGACGGAACTGTGTTAAGTATAATAAAGGTTCCAATTTCATACGGCCCAAAACAAAAATTCCTTGCAAGACTACAGGAAGAACCAAATCTTTCAGATAATAATAGAAGTGCAATTTCTTTACCAAGACTTGCATTCGAACTGAATGGTTTTGAGTATGACCCTACAAGACAACAAAATAAATTGATAAGACATTCTAAATCTGATTTAGATACAGACGGAGTGAATCGTTCATATCAATACAACCCAGCACCATACAACTTAACTTTTACACTAAGTGTTCTTGCAAAGAACATGAATGATGCATTACAAATCGTAGAACAAATTTTACCATATTTTCAACCCGAATATACAGTCACAATGAAAATGATTGACTCTATGACAGATACTAGAGATGTTCCAATTACACTTAATAGTGTTGCAATGGAAGATACTTATGAGGGTTCCTTTGAAGAAAGAAGAGTTATTGAGTATACCTTAGAGTTTACTATGAAACTATACTTCTTCGGCCCAGTCTACACTGGAAGTGTTATTAAAAGTGTTATTGAAAGAGAATATATCAATACTGGAAATGCAAACTTTACAACTTCAGAAATTGCAGAATCAGGTTTAATCAAAGAGGTTAAACACTATGAACCTGCCTTTGCAGAAATACCGAATGCAGTGTCTAACTCCACAACAATCACCTTTCCGAGTGCAATAAATACAAAGATAAGTGCAAATGACGAAATATTTGGAACAGGGAATGCAACCAATCCAACAGTTGTTTCAATTGCAGCTGATAAACTATCAATGGTAGTTTCAGGTGCAGTGACTATAGAAACAAACACTACACTTAAATTTGTAGGTTCTGTTGACCCAACAGATACATTCGTAGTTGCAGAAACAGTGACATTTTATGATGATGGTGCTAAAGAAAGTTTTAGTGAAACCAATGACAGTTAATTATGACAAAAGAACCAATAGACGATAAGTTAAACTCTCTCTTAGATATCAACACCGATATCAAAAAAGAAACACAAGTAGTTAAATTACCGACAAGAGCAGAGAACATGGACACGGACTATAAGTATGCTCGTGAGAACCTCTACAACCTCGTAGAACGTGGTCAAGATGCAATAGACGGAATACTTGAGTTGTCTAAAGAAACGGAACACCCACGTGCATATGAGGTCGCAGGACAGTTGATAAAGACTGTAGCGGATACTGCAGAGAAACTACTAGACGTTCAGAAAAAAATTAAGGATTTAGAAAAAGAGGACGAACAAAGAATAGGTAAAGTTGAAAATCACCTATATGTTGGTTCTACTTCAGAACTGCAGAAGTTTTTGAAGAAAGAAAAGAAAGATGGTTAAACCCACAAACGAAGGTTATCTTGGTAATAATCTAATCAAAAGAGCTGGAATCGAAACCCAGTATACCAAAAAACAAATGGAAGAATACTTGAAGTGTTCTGAAAATCCTGCTCATTTTATAGAAAATTACACACAAATCATATCACTAGACGAAGGTATGGTTCCCTTTACACTTCGTGGATATCAAGAAAACCTAATCAACCATTATAATGACAATCGTTTCAATGTGGTTCTTGCAAGTAGACAGAGTGGTAAATCAATTACTTCTTGTGCATATTTGTTGTGGTTTCTATTATTTAAACCCGAAGTCACTGTAGCAGTTCTTGCCAACAAAGGTGCAATTGCAAGAGAAATGATTGCACGTATTGTCACCATGTTAGAGTCTGTTCCATTCTTTTTACAGCCAGGAGTCAAGATTCTAAACAAAGGGTCAATAGAATTTGCAAATGATAGTAAAGTCGTTGCAGCTGCAACTTCTTCAAGTTCAATTCGTGGACTTTCAATCAACCTACTATACTTAGACGAGTTTGCATTCGTAGACGATGCAGAGACATTCTATACTGCAACATATCCCGTTGTGACCTCGGGTAAAGACTCTAAGGTTATTATTACTTCCACTGCAAATGGTGTAGGTAATATGTTTCATAAGATATATGAATCTGCAGTTCATAGTCAATCAGAATATAAATCCTTTCTTATCAACTGGTATGACGTGCCAGGCAGAGACGAAGAGTGGAAGAAAGAAACTATTGCAAACACCTCAGAAGCACAATTCGAACAAGAGTATGGGAACTCATTCTTAGGAACTGGTAATACACTTATTAACTCTAATACACTATTAGGTATGAGAGCGTTAGAACCCGACTGGAATAGAGACAACTTATTCCTTTATGAGAAACCATTAGAGGGTCATAGATACGTTTGCACAGTAGACGTATCCAAAGGTAGGGGGTTAGATTACTCTTCGTTTACAATTATAGACGTGACTACAAGTCCCTTTAAACAAGTATGCACATATAGAGATAACATGATAAGTCCCCTTCTCTTCCCCGATATTATAAATAAATATGTTAAACATTATAATGAACCAGTCGTTATTATAGAAAATAATGCAGAGGGTGGAATGGTTGCAACACAACTACATTACGAGATAGAATATCCGAATGTATTTGTTCAAGGTCAACTAAAAGCCGAAGACATAGGTGTGACCATGTCTAGAAAGATTAAGAGAATCGGTTGTTCTACACTTAAAGAATTATTAGAAGAAAATAGACTTATTCTGAATGACAGACATACTATTACAGAACTTATGACTTTTGTTCATAAGGGTAATAGTTGGGAAGCAGATAGAGGATATAATGACGATATGGTCATGAATTTGGTATTATTCAGTTGGTTTGTGACCACTGCATACTTTGAACATTTAACCGATACACAAGTTAAAGATTTATTGTATTCAGAACAACAGAGGTTAATCGAAGACGATTTATTACCAGCTGGTATATTTGACGGGGAGTCTCAGTCAGATACCTTCGTAGATAGTGAAGGAGACCGATGGTTTCACAAAAGTATGGATATACCAATTAAATTATAGTTGTTGGGTTTTTAAAAGTTATAAATAAAACAGTAAACAACTTTTTACATTAACAGGAGTAAAAGTATGGCATTTCAAGTATCACCAGGCGTTCAGGTCTCCGAGATAGACCTGACTAATGTTGTCCCAGCCGTTTCATCGACTACAGGTGCATTTGCTGGACATTTCCAATGGGGCCCTGTTGGTGAAGTAATAACAGTTTCAGATTCTAAGGGTTTAGTTGATAATTTTTATCAACCAGCTAATTCCGACGCTGGAGCAGAGGACTTCTATTCAGCGGAATCATTTCTAAAATATGGTTCATCACTTAGAGTGGTTAGAATCAACACATCTCAATTAAACAATGCAAACTCATCAAGTGGAACTGCATTACTTAAAAACAATGACGAATATGTCAATACTTATCAAGATGGTTCTCAAAACGGAACTGTAGGTAATTATGTTGCAAAATACGCAGGTTCTTTAGGTAATTCATTAAAGGTTTCAGTATGTGGGTCTGCAAATGCATATTTCAACGATGCAGTGACAACAGTCACAGGAACAGAGTCAGTGGGTCAAACAACTATAACAGTTGGTGATTCATCAGGTATGTTCGTAAGAGACATCGTGAGATTTGCTGGACATAACAACGAATACAGAGTATTGACGATTCCTGATGGAACTTCAATTACTATCGAAGCACTTGGTCAACCAAGTGGAACAGGTCTATTAACTGCCGTCACAGGTGGTGCTAACGTAGATAGATACTGGGAATTTTATAATTCATTTGATAAAGCACCTGCTAAGTCAGGAACAGCAACAGCTGCTGGTGGTTCAGATGATGAAATTCATGTTGTTGTATCAGACCAAGACGGATTATTCAGTGGAGTTAAAGACACAATTTTAGAATCATATGGATTCGTATCACTTGCGTCAGACTCTAAAGATGGTCAAGGTCAATCAAATTACTACAAAAACGTTATTGCAAGAGAATCAGACTACATTTACTGGTCAGGTCATTCAACAGACCTACTTACAACTGCAAACGAAACAAGAACTCATTTACAATCTGCAACGACTCCATTCGGTAGACCTTCTGCAGTTATCACTTCATCACTTGCTGGTGGAGTTGACGGAAGAGTTCCTACTGCTGGTGAGAAATATGGTGCATACCAAACTCACTTCGGTGATGCAGAAACAATAGACGTATCATTCTTAATTGCTGGTTCAACAAGAACTGATAACGGAAGTGGTGTCGAACAAGATATTCTTGCAGACCATAACACAATCGTTAATCAACTTATTGCAACTGCAGAAGGAAGAAAAGATTGTATGGTTATAGTTTCACCTAGACGTGCAAGTGTCGTAGGTGTATCAAGTGAATCTACACAATCAACTAACGTGATTGCAGACTACGCATTAGTCACATCAAGTTCATATGTTGTATTAGACAGTGGTTGGGTATACCAATACGATAGATACAACGACAAATACTGCTACGTGCCCTCTAATGGACACACAGCAGGTATAATGGCAAGGTCAGACTTATTAAGAGACCCATGGTTCTCACCTGCTGGTTTCTCAAGAGGTCAATACTTAGGTATAACTAAACTTGCGTTTAACCCTTCACAATCATCAAGAGATGACTTATATCGTGCAAGGATTAATCCAGTTGTGACATTTGCTGGACAAGGAACAGTATTATTTGGAGACAAAACAGGTCTTACAAGTCCTTCAGCATTCGATAGAATCAATGTCAGAAGGTTATTCATAGTCTTAGAAAAAGCAATCGCAGTTGCAGCGAAATCACAACTCTTTGAATTCAACGATGCATTCACAAGAGCTCAATTCCGTGCTGCTGTAGAACCTTTCCTAAGAGATGTTAAAAATAGAAGAGGTCTAGTAGATTTCTCAGTATTATGTGATGAAACTAACAACACTGATACAGTTATAGATAGAAATGAATTTGTTTGTTCTATCTTCGTGAAACCTGCTAGAAGTATTAATTTTATTACTTTAAACTTTGTTGCTGCTAGAAGTGGTGTTCAGTTTGAAGAAATATACAGTGCAGTTTAAGGAGAAATAAATGGCAACTATAGACCAATTTAAAGCACAACTTATCGGTGGAGGCCCACGTGCTAACCGATTTAAAGTTTTTATACCAAGAGCTGGTAATAAGATTGAGTTCTTATGTAAAGCTGCTAATATCCCTGCGGGAACGTTGGGAGAAGTGGTAGTTCCTTTCAGAGGACACAACCTTAAACTTGCTGGAGAAAGAACTTTCGAAGATTGGCAGATTACAGTTATCAACGATGTTGAGTTCTCAGTAAGAAGTGGTCTAGAAGCATGGCAGGAAGAAATTCAAGCTATGGATAGTGGAGTAGGTTCAACATCTACAGATTATCTTATATCTAGAGCATTCGTAGAACAATTAAACAAAGATGACTCAGTCCTTGCGAGATACGAGTTTTTCAACATGTTCCCAAAAAATATTGGTGCAATCGAACTATCTTACGATACTGTTGATGCATTAGAGGAATTTACTGTTGACTTTACTTTCTCTCACTGGGAAAGAGTTCAGTAGTCTTTAAAGTGAAGAATTACCACACATTTTGGTGGTATAAATATTAGTATGGAAATTTTAGGGTTTGAAATAAATCGTAAGAAAAACGATTTAAGAACGATAGAAGACAAGAATCAAACGTCTTTTGTCCCACCAGTTGACGATGACGGGACTCCCGTCATTGAACAACAGAGTGGTTTTGTATCGGGAGCAGCCTATGGGTCGTTTGTCGATATGGAAGGCGGTGTCAAGAATGAGGCAGAACTTATTCGAAGATACCGAGAAACGTCTTTGGTGCCAGAGTGTGACTCTGCAATCGAAGACATAGTTAATGAGTGTATCACATCTGACACATCAGATAAGATAGTATCACTCGACCTCAGAGACGTTAAACTCTCTGATAGTATCAAGAAAAAGATACAAGAAGAGTTTAATCACATCTTATCTCTAATGAAGTTCAATCAGAACTCTCATGAATTGTTCAGAAAATGGTATGTCGATGGAAGAATTTACTTCCATAAAGTCGTTGACTCAAAAAGACCTAAATTAGGTCTAGTTGACTTAAGAAATGTTGACCCGATTAAAATTAAGAAGGTTAGAAACATTGAGAAGAAAAAGGGTGCCGACAAAATTGATAGAATTTCTAAAATAGAAGAGTTCTATCTCTTTAACGACAAAGGATTTGATAAATCCACTGCAACAGAAGGACATGTTGTAAGAATTGCACCTGAAGCTGTATGTTATACAACTTCGGGATTACTTGACTACACTAAAAACGTAGTCATTGGGTATCTGCATAAAGCATTGAAGACTGCAAATCAGTTATCAATGTTGGAAGATGCACTTGTTATTTACAGAATATCACGTGCTCCCGAAAGAAGAATTTTCTACATTGACGTAGGAAACCTTCCAAAAGCAAAAGCAGAACAGTATCTTGCAGACGTTATGAACCGATATAAGAACAAATTGGTTTACAATGCAGATACAGGGGAAATCAAAGACGATAGAAAACATATGAGTATGTTGGAAGATTTTTGGTTGCCTCGTAGAGAAGGTGGTAGAGGAACAGAAATTACTACACTGCCTGGTGGACAGAATTTAGATGATATTGCAGATATAGAATACTTTAAGAAGAAACTATATCAATCACTAAACGTCCCTGCCTCTAGAATGGAATCAGACAACGGATTCAATATGGGTCGTGCGTCTGAAATTTCTAGAGACGAACTTAAATTTAATAAGTTCACAAACAGACTTCAGAAGAAGTTTGCAAGAGTTTTTACAGATATTCTTAAGACACAATTAGTTCTTAAGGAAATCACAACTGGAGATGAATTTGATAATATCAAAGACTTTCTTCAGTATGACTTTGCAACCGACAACCATTTTACAGAGTTGAAGGATGCAGAGATAATAAGAGAGAGATTAGATACTCTCTCAAATATTTCCGACTATGTTGGAGAGTATTTTTCTAAGGAATATGTTAGAAAATACATTCTAAGACAGACGGAAGAAGACATTAAATTAATAGACTCACAAATCTCAAAAGAAGGAGATAGTGGTGAGGACAATGAAGGAAGTGATAGTAATGACTTCGGAGGATTTTAAAAATGAGTAGTGAAATTGCAAAAGAAATAGTAGACTCAATTGAGAGTGGTAAGTTAGATACTGCGAAAGACCAAATATTTACTGGTATTAAACAGAAATCTGCAGAATCTATCGATATGAAAAGAGTTGAAATGCAAGTAGATTGGATGGATAAAGTTAACGAACCAGCTGGTGAAGTAGAATAACTGATGAAATCCTTTGCAGAAATCACTGTTGAGTTAAACGAAGCAAAGTTTAAATTGCCTCGTGGACATAAAGAACTCAAGAGAGATGTTGTAAAAATAGGTGGTAAGGATATAGTAATCACTTACACTGAATATCGAGGTAAAGTTCATGTCTACATAGACGGACAAAGTTTCGGTGGTGCAACATACAAAGATTTAAAATCTGCTGAGAAAGAAATGAAATCCATGAAGGAAGTTATTAAAACAATGTCGGAAGAAGAAAATATAGACATAGAGGAAATTTTCAATGAAATTAATATCAGAGTTTAATAATTACAGTGTTTCTCCAATCATAATTGAGGAGAACGACAAAGGACAAAAAGAATACTTCATTGAAGGTGTCTTTATGCAAGCCGAAATCAAAAACAGAAACGGCCGTGTATACCCTAAAGAGGTTATGCAGAAAGAAGTAAAAAGATACGTCAAAGAATTCGTAGAACAAGATAGAGCATTCGGTGAGTTAGGACACCCTGAAGGCCCTACAATTAATTTAGACAAAGTTTCACATATGATTACCAAACTAGAAGAAGATGGTAATAACTATGTGGGACGTGCAAAGATTTTAAGCACCCCCAATGGTCAAATCGTAAGAAATTTGATTGATGATGGTGCTAAATTGGGAGTATCATCTCGTGGACTTGGTTCACTAGAACAAAAAGGTGGTGCTCAATATGTAAAAGATGACTTTCAACTTGCTACAGCAGGTGACATTGTTGCAGACCCGTCTGCACCTGAAGCTTTCGTTAACGGAATCATGGAAGGTGTGGAGTGGATTTATCAACATGGTAGACTTACTGCTCAAGAAATTGATGAGATGCATACCGAAATTAAGACGGGAAAATCACATAAATTGGAAGAAATCACTATAAAATCATGGAAAAGGTTCGTTGAGAGTCTTTAACATATAAATAAAAAAGTAAACTCAAACAGGAGAAAAACATGGCAGAGTTAGAAACAAACCTAGATACAGTTAAAGAAACTGTAGATGCATTAGAGGAAGGTCAACAGCCTAACGCTAAAGCAGAAGATGGTGACAAGAAGCCAGTAAAACAAGGGTCGTCCGACGCTGAGAAAATCGAAAGCGGAAAGGGTGATGTCGTCAAACCTGAAGAAAATCCTGTTGACAAAGCTGTTGCATCAGTAAAATCAGCTGAAACAGCACCTTCTAACGAAGGTGATGCTCAGAAGAAAGGTGCATCAAAACCTGAAAAGGGTGATAAACTCAAAGAAGGTGAAGAAGATTCTAAGAAAGATGTTGCTACAACATCTAAAATGGAGAACATTAAAGCTATCGTCAACAATATGAAGGAAATGACTAAAGAAGAACTTCAAAAAACTTTTGGTAGTATATCAGAAGACGAAGTTGACGAAACCTTGACAAAAGCAGAAGTCGCTAGAAAAATCGTTGAAACACTAAAATCTATGAATGAAGCAGAAGTTGCTAAATTTGCAGAGAAGTATGAAGACGAAGAAGAAGATGGAAAAGAAGAAGAAGTCAAAGAAGAATCTGTTGACGAAGAAACTTCTGCAGAACTCGAATCTTCATTAGTAGAGATAGAAGTAGAAGACGACCTATCTGCAATCTCAGAAGCACTTGACCTTTCAGAAGAAAATCAAGAAAAAGCTAAAACAATCTTCAAAGCTGCAGTGACTTCAAAAGTTGCTGAAATCAAAGAAGAACTTGAGTCTCAATACTCAGAAGAATTAAAAACCTCAGTAGAGAAAGTTAAAGGTGACCTTGCGGAAGCTGTTGACAAGTATCTTACTTATTGTGCAGATGAATGGACGAAAGAAAATGAACTTGCTATAGAAAGAGGTTTGAGGTCTGAGATGACTGAAAACTTTATCGAAGGATTGAAAACATTGTTCGTAGAACATTATGTTGACGTTCCTGAAGATAAGTATGACGTTATCGATGAACTCGCAAATCGTCTCGATGAGATGGAAGAGAAACTTGACAACGAAGTGTCTAAAAACATGGAAATTGTTGAAGAGAACGACCAACTTAAGAGAAGTGACGTGATAAGAGAAGCCTGTAAAGACTTGTCTGAATCACAAAAAGAGAAAATGGTATCATTATCAAATGGTGTAGACTTTAAAGATATCGAAGACTTTAGTGATAAAGTTCAAGAAATCAAAGAAGCTTACTTCCCAGTTGAAGGTGAATCCATCTCTGAAGACACTATAGTTGAAGAAGGAACTGGAGAAATCTCAGAAGAGAAAGAACCTGTTCTAGAACCTTCAATTGCTAGATATTCAGAGGCATTATCAAAACTTAAACCATTAGGTTAATTTAAAGGAGATTAAAAACAATGTTTTTATCAGAAAACTTACAAGATAAGTGGTCGCCGATTCTAGAACACTCCGATTTACCAAAAATCGAAGATAACTACAAACGTGCAGTCACAGCTGTTATCCTTGAAAACCAAGAAAAAGCTCTAAACGAAGACAGAGCTACTCTTGCAGAAGCAGCACCTTTAAATTCCACAGGCACAGGAATTTCTAACTGGGATCCAATATTGATTTCATTAGTAAGACGTGCTATGCCAAATCTCGTTGCATACGACATTTGCGGTGTTCAACCAATGACCGGCCCAACTGGACTTATCTTTGCTATGAAAGCAAGATATAACGATGACGTTGACGCTGATAGACTGAATACATCAGAAGCTTTACATAACGAAGCTAGAACTGATTACTCAGCATCTGCTCAAACAACATCAACTTCAGTAGGAAGCGACCACTCAGGAGACCCATTCAATGGTTCTTATGCGTCACAGACTTCTACAGGTATGTCTACAGCTTCAGCAGAATCACTAGGTGATGGTGCTGGAAACCATTTTGCTGAAATGGCATTCTCAATCGAGAAAGCTACAGTGACAGCAAAGTCAAGAGCACTAAAAGCGGAATATTCATTAGAACTTGCACAAGACCTTAAAGCAATCCACGGCCTTGATGCAGAATCAGAACTTGCAAATATATTATCATCAGAAATATTAGCAGAAATCAACAGAGAAGTTGTAAGAAGTGTTAACAACCAAGCTAAAACAGGTGCGTCAGCAACTGCAGTTGGTGGAACATTTAACTTAGACGTTGATGCTAACGGAAGATGGTCTGTAGAAAAGTTCAAAGGACTATTGTTCCAAATCGAAAGAGAATCAAATGTTATTGCTAAAGAAACAAGAAGGGGTAAAGGAAACTTTATTCTATGTTCTTCAGACGTAGCTTCAGCATTGTCAATGGCTGGTGTATTAGATTACGCACCTGCTCTTTCAACCAACTTAAACGTTGATGATACTGGTAATACTTTTGCTGGTGTATTAAACGGAAGAGTTAAAGTATACGTTGACCCATATGCTGGTTCAGACTACTTAACAGTTGGTTATAGAGGTTCAAACCCTTATGACGCTGGTTTATTCTATTGCCCTTACGTTCCATTACAAATGGTTCGTGCAGTTGGTGAGAATACGTTCCAACCAAAAATCGGTTTCAAAACTAGATATGGTATGGTTTCAAATCCATTCGTTGGTGCTACACCAGCAGACGGACTTGCTTCAGCAGGAACAAACCAATACTACAGAAAATTTGCAGTGTCAAACATTCTGTAAGACGAAAGTCTCATTCCTTAATCGGAATACTAAAAAGGTCTCTCACGAGACCTTTTTTTTTGCTTTCAAAAAGTGAGTGTTATTGTCAACCTAAATATAAGGTATCAATGATGATACAGACATAAACACACACACAGGAGGAAATTATGTCAAATGGAAAATCAGGTTATGAAATACGAGCCGACTTACTAAGTATGGCTCAGTCTATACTAATAGAAAACTTACAAAGGAAAAACGATGGGGTTTACACCCACAACGATAATCACCCTGATGATAAGAAACCATTACTTACTACATCAATCAATGCACAGGATATTATTGCCGTTGCATCTGAATTGAATGAGTTTGTTAATGAAAAATAACTATAAATAGTATTGTGGGGTGATATTATTCACCCCCTTTAGAAGGAAAAACTATGACAGATTATGAAAGAACAGTGAAAGTTTTAGAAGGCCCTTGGTCAACTAAAGCATTCCCTAATGGGGAAGAAACAACAGATGGTATAATAAACAGAAAAATTACCACACTGTATGAAAAAGACGGATACCTTTGTGAAGAGGTAGTCAATAGAGAGTATAGAGGTAATGATTACTTTGACACTTCAACAAATAAGAGAGTTTTAAAACTAAATGACTGAAATTAACAAATCAATACTCAATAAGAATAACTTTAGATTACTAATTGATAAAGTTCCTACAGTGGAATACTATGTTCAATCAGTAAATATCCCAGGCTTATCATTCACTGAAACAGTCAGTGCAGCTGGTGTTGGATTAGATGCATTTTTCCCAGGCGATAAAGTGTCATTCGAATCACTAAGTGTATCATTCTTAGTTGACGAAGATTTGTCTAACTTCAAAGAAATGTATGACTGGATGAACGCAATCGTTCCAGTGTCAGACCCAAGTGCATATGCAAACTTTACTGGGACTGAGAAGACTGCAACAGGTCAATATAGTGATGTCACTAATGACCTTGCACAATATTCAGACATTACAATAGTAGTTAATACTAACAAAAACATACCAAATAAATTCTTCAGATTCCATGATGCATTCCCTATATCATTGAGTGGTATAGACCTACAAAGTGGTGCAGAAACAGAAGCGGTGGTTGCAACTGTAGAGTTTAGATTTACATATTACGATATAGAATCCACTTCCTAAAATACCATAAATATGGTATAATAGTATATTATGACATTAGATGAAATTAAGAGCCAGTGGGAAAAGGATTGTGAAATAGACGATATCGAACTTGATAAGTCTTCTTTAGAAATCCCTAAACTCCATGCAAAATATCAAGACTTACTAACAAGTAAGATTCTTGTTATGAAACAATACCAATTCAAATACGATACACTATTAAAAAATAAATGGTTATGGTATAACGGAAAAATGTCAGAAGACCAAATAAAAGAACTTGGTTGGAATGATGACCCTTTAGACGGATTAAAGATTATGAAAAATGACTTACAATTATTCTATAATTCAGATACAGATATACAAGAACTCAATGCAAAAATTGAGTATTTAAAAGTCACAATAGATTATCTCAAAGAGTGTATGACTAACATTACTTGGAGACACCAAACGATTAAGAATACAATCGATTGGAGAAAATTCATGGCAGGTTCTTAATGCATTACGACAAACATGTTTGGATTGCAGAAGCATTCTTTAATGAGACAGAAGTAAAGGAAATACTTGCAATTGCCAGTAAACTAGAATGGCATGGTGGTAGAGTTGGTGGTAATAGTTTTGACCCTGATGGAGAAGACCTAGAGGGTGGTGCAGAGGTTAGTGAAATTAGAATGTCTCAAGTCAAGTGGATGCAAGACCACCACTTACCACAAAAATTTCATGAAAAACTTGCAACTGCAATACAACATGCAAGTGTAGAGAATCATTGGTTATGGGAATTTAGTCACTTTGAAAATTTTCAATTTACAAATTATACAAACAGACCACATTTAGGTGGTGGTGATTTCTATACTTGGCATACAGACAGTGGCCCAACAGGAATGATTCATGACGAAAAAACTGGAATGATACGTAAGTTGAGTATAACTATTCAGTTATCCGACCCTGATGATTATGAGGGTGGAAGGTTCGAGTGGTTAGAACCTGGCGGTTCTTTTGATAATTTAAGGTCTATAGATACTACAATTGATTTAAACAACATTTTACAATCTGCACCATTCAGTGCAAAAACTAAAGGTAGTATTATCGTATTTCCTTCAGACGTTCATCACCAAGTCACACCAGTCACAAGGGGGACACGGGAATCACTAGTAGGGTGGTTATTGGGTTATCCTTTTAAATAAAATGGTTAAAGTTTCGAAGATAGATGATGTCTTTATGAAAGTCGATTGTGACGATGGTCTTGCAAGAGACTTATACGACTTTTTCTCATATACAGTTCCAAATGCAAAGTTCATGCCTTCATACCGAAATAAATTTTGGGACGGGAAGGTAAGATTATTTTCTTTAAAAACTAAAAAGATATACATAGGATTACTTCCATATGTAGATGAATTTTGTAGAGAACGTGGATTTGAGTTTGGTGGTATTGAAGATGTTATAGGGAAAAAAACTACAGAGAAGTGTAGTCAAGAATGGTTAGCTGATTTAAAACTTCCTTTTGAACCTAGAGATTATCAAATAGAAGCCTTCAATGAAACTATAAAATATGGAAGACAATTACTATTGTCTCCAACTGCAAGTGGTAAGTCATTAATCATATACTTACTTGCACGATACTATGATAAGAAAACTATTGTTATAGTTCCAACCACTTCTCTTGTGGAACAGTTAACCAAAGACTTTGTAGATTATGGTTATACAGAACCAGTCTGTAAAATATACCACGGACAAGAAGTTTTTGATTCACCTATTACAGTCACCACATGGCAATCATTCGCAAAAGCTCCAAAGGAGGTGCTAGAGTCTTTTGATGTTGTCATTGGTGACGAAGCACATTTATTCAAAGCACAAACACTTAAAGGTATCTTGGAGAAGATGAAGACCACTGCAATTCGTATTGGAACTACAGGAACTTTGGACGGGTCAGAGGTTCATAGACTTCAATTAGAAGGTTTATTCGGCCCAGTCAAAAAGGTCATAACTTCAAAAGAACTCATGGATTCGGGAACAATTGCAAATTTGAAAATTGATTGTGTCATACTTCGTCATACTAAACAGAAGAAAATGTCATACCAAGATGAAATGGATTACTTGGTAAGTTGTGATAGTAGGAACCAATTTATAACCAATCTTGTTGGTTCTCTGAGAGGTAATACACTCGTGTTATTTCAATACATAGAAAAACATGGACAACCATTATGGGAAATGTTCAATCCTATGGTTAGTAGAATGAATGGAACTTTACATTATGTTCATGGTGGAACCGACACAGAAGACAGGGAAACAGTCAGAGAGATAGTCGACAATCCAAGGAAGAAAAAAAATAATGTCATACTAGCATCATACGGAACTTTTTCTACAGGAATTAATATTAAAAAAATCAACAACGTTGTGTTTGCAAGTCCCTCTAAATCTAGAATAAGAAACTTGCAGTCAATTGGTAGAGGTCTAAGAAAGACCACTGGGAAGACTGAGATGAGATTATTTGATATTGCAGATGATTTGCAATGTGATAACTATACTCTCAACCACCTTAAAGAACGTATAAATATATACAACGAGGAGAACTTTTCCTACAACATACAACAATTTGATTTAAAATGACAAGACCTTCAGACTTAATTAAAGAACAGAAATACGAAGTTATAAAACTTAAAACTGGTGCTGAGTTTGTGGGAATGGTAAGAGACTCTGCGGAAGGTATAGAAATCACACTACCTATGATATGTCATTTATCAGTTCAACAACCAGTCAATTCAACACTTGCAACCTTCTATCCTTATGCACCCATGAGTGAAGACCCTATTGTCAAAATTCCTTTTGACCAAGTCTTGCATAGAAGTAGTATGAATCAACAGTTTATTCCCTTTTATGATGAAGCCTCTGCAAACTGGTTAAAAATGGTAGAATCTAAATCTATCCCATTAACAAATGATGTAAAGAAAATTAGTAAAGATTATATGAAAAAGGCAGTTGACTCTATTTTAGAGAATGTATCTGAAGAAGATTTATTTGATGAATACTTTGAAGAACTTGCAGAGAGTGATTTTGAATCCTCAATAAAACCAATCAACCCCAAGAAAATTCATTAGACTTTTAGTTTGTCTAAATAAGTGCGTATAATTTAGATTTATATCGCATTATACAAAATACTTATAACTTAATTTTAGGAAAACCATGACCACAGCAACCTTTTTTGCGAAGAGCATGGTGCGAAAAGCTAGAGAAGTCAATCATATCATTCGTCCTCAGAAACGAAAAGTGATTGAAACTATCGAATTTCTAGTGCTGATGACTCTTCCATTTTTACTACCATTCATCATAATGTTTTATGCATCATCGATGAGAATGTTTTAATGAAACACAAACTTAGAGACACTTTGGAGATAAGCACACTTATGGCTGTCTTCTTAGTGTCTGTAATATCAATAACAGGAATATAATAATGTTCATTCCTTGGTTCACAAAACCCGAAACAGAAAAGAAAGTATTACAAATCGTAAATCTCTCTCCTGATGAATCTTGGATTGAGAAAATTGTTGACGTTCACCCAATGAAACAAGTT